ATACGTTGTCAAATGAATCACTTCCGTCATGAACAAGTATTTGTCCAGTTGTTGGAGATGAGATATCTGTATCAGACGCACCTTCTAGTGAAGATGTTGTTGAGACAAAAGAAAGGTTTCCTGAACCATCTGTTGCCATAACTTGGTTTGCACTACCATCTGCTGAAGGTAATGTAAAGGATATATCAGAAGCTAGTGTATCGGGAGATTTAAGAGCAACAGAGTTTGTTCCGTTGTCTGAATCTTCCATTAACTTGATTGAACCACCTGAAGTAGAACCATTACCAACTTTTAAGTTAGCAGGGGTTGCACTTGAACCAGCCAACATGTCCGTGTAATACTTACCACCGATGGCTTGTATTAATGGAGTTGAGTTGTCTGAGTCTACGGATTCAATAAAAAGTTTTGCACTATTTCCTGAGTTAGCCCTATCTTGCACATACGCTAATTCACCTTCCGATAAGTCTGAGACTGTTGGAGCTGATAAGCCAGTGCTTCTTTTGATTTGAATAACTGTTGCCATTTTTTATTTCCTAGTTTTTTAAAAAAATTAAAATTGTTAATATTAATTCTCGTTCACTATCCCGAGAGATACATTATATATAAAACTATCCTCTCACTATGAGGGTCGATACCTCACTGGTTGGTATCCTTGATTGAAGTGTGTCTATCTTTGTGTGTTCGTGTATTTTATTTATAACATTGAAACGTCTAACTTAGAACGTTCCACCATCTAAAATTGTTGTAGTAGTCCATTTATCTGTAGCTGCATCGTATGAAAGAAGTCCGTCATCTGTTTCTGTTGCATTTACGTCTGCAAGTTCATTGATAGATTTTGCAGACAAGTTTACATTTGTAGATGAATTACCGATTGCAACTTGTTTTGCACGAATTGTATTGTTTTGTAATATTCTTGCTTTTACGTTTGCCATTTTATTTACCTTGTGACTCCTGGCGTCACTATCGCTTGTCCTTCGATTACTCTAGTGGTGACACCTCCATTACTTGTTATATTTAGGTCATAGACATATCTTCCACCCTCTAACCCTGAAGTTTGTGTATCAGTTAATAACAATGTGACTTGTCCCGCAAGTTCTGCTATACTAGTAGAAAATGTTTCAGAAACAGCTGAAGAACTATAAGTTTTTCTAATTTGTGCAGATGCAGTATAATTACTTAAGTCTAATATACCACCTGCTGCATCAGTCACATCAACTGTAATACTGAAGTCTGTTCCTTGGTCTATGTATAAATTTGCAATAATTGCCATATAACTATTTATACAAAATTATTGTTGAGTGTTTGAAGGGTTTTTAGAGAATCTTGCAGTTGGAACTGTTTGGTGTATTTTCTCTGCAGTATTTTGGTTATTAACATATATTTCCTCTAGTTTTTCGGGTGTTGCTTGAGCACCATCTTTATTCACATATACTGCTTTCACTTTTGCAATAGGGCCGATACTTCTAGTTGTTGAGTATGGTGTCTGATAAATGAAAGGAGACCTATGTTGATAGGAAACCTGATAAGGTGCTTGATATATTGAAGGTTGTTGAACAATATTTTGTGTTGAAACTTGTTTATTTACAGGATTTTGATATGTAAATGGAGACCTATACTGAATTGTAAGTTGTTGTTGTGCATTTGCAATATAAGGACTTGACGCTTGTCCGTCTCCCCTTGCTTGAATTGTTGTTTGTCGATTTGCACTAACAGGGTCGTTTACCTGTTGTTGATTCTGAAACGTAAATGGTGACTGGAATGCACCTATAGGTGTTGTAAATGCAGCTACAGGACTCTGATATGCAGCTAAAGGATTTCGATATGCACCTGTTGGTTGTCTATATGCAGCTATAGGACTCTGATACGTAAATGCATTTATAGGACTCTGATACGTAAATGCAGCTTGTGGTTGTCTTGCTGGAACTGGTTGTCGCAAAGGTTGCTGAGCATTGGCTGGATTTTGTGAGACCAATGCAATCGATGGAGACCGATATGCTGGAACTTGATATGTCGCAGGTGATTGGAACGGGTAGTCTTCACCATTATATGGATTAAAATAATAATCCGTGGTCTGTCTGTTTGCTGGATAAGCTGCAATAGGGGTTTGCACATTCGCATATGCACCTTGAACATTACTTATAACTGGAGTTCTTATGACTGGGCCGACCATTTGCATGGTTCCCGCTACCTCACCAGGCATTCCTGAAGGGGGTTTAGGGAATTCAAATGGTTCAGCAAGTGCTTGAAATACCTGATAATAATAAATTGCAGGCTGTCGAGATGCCTCAAGTTGAGCAGATTGGTATGAAGTTGCAATAGGGCCGACATTTTGATATGTAAATGGATTTTGATAAGGACTTTGTAAAATATATGGTGACTGGTCTGCAGCTACTTGAACTGGTTGTCTAGTCGCAGCTACTGAAACTGGTTGTCTACTTTCAGCAATAGGTGTTTGAAAGGCAGCTATTGGTTGTTGCACTGCAGCTACTGGTTGTCTAGAGGCAGCTACTGGTTGTTGAAATGCACTTACAGGTTGTCTCGCATTGTCGATAAACGGACTACTTCTTTGATTTTGATGTTGATAAATCGCAGGCTGTTGATATGTAAACGGACTTTGAAATGGATTCTGTTGTTGGTTCTGATAAGTGAACGGACTAGGTTGTCGTGCATCTTGCACCAATAACTGACCATTAACTGGATTTCTGTATGTAGTAGGAGACTGACTCGGACTTCTATATGTTGTCTGAGCATTTCTTGATATCTGTCTAACTGCTTGCTTTACTTCATTACTTTGAGCATTGGCAGGCACTTGACCTTGATATGGTTGTTGTAAGGTTGTTCCTATATTAATGTATATTTCGTCTGACATTTCATCTCATTATATAACAAACCACAAGTGTCCCACTGAGGTTCCACTTGCAGTTGAAGGTGCTGAATTAACTATTTCGTAATCTAATTCTATACTATCACTATTTATCTCAATTCCATTAGAGGTATTTGCACCAAACTCACCAGTTGTTGAGTTGTAATTAAGTCCAGCACCACCTTGAAGGGCACCTCTTGCATCTGAATCTGAATATGTTGCACCAGCAGTAAAGGTAAGTGTTCCCAATCCATCATCATATGCAACTGATATATTACTATGTGTTGCACTTGTAATCATTGATGCAGCTGCATCTTGAATTCTTTCTGTAGTTGAAAATAGATTTGTTGTTCCTTCAGTAATATCGTCTGAATCACCACTTAATGATGACATATCTTGGTTAGTTGCTGGTTCCCAATATCCATTTGCATTATCCCATACTAAAATTTGACCATTTGTTGGGGTTGTGGTATAATTAATGTCTGATAAACCACTTGCAGAATGTGTAGATATACTTGAAACTGTTCCTGAACTACCTGAAGTTCCCGAAACATTTCCAGTCACATTTCCAGTGACAGTTCCAGTTAGATTCCCAACAAAATTCTTACCATTTGCAAGTGTAATATCTTCTTGTGAATATACACCAGTTCCATTAGAATCAAATTCTATTTTTGCACTTGTTGATAAAGAAGTAGTTCTTCCAGTTGAAGAACCATTTAGGATAATACCATTTGTATTTTTATTGTAAATTGTGTTTATTGCTGTTTCAGTGAACTGACCAGCTTCTCCACCACCAGCACCAATAGAACTACCAATATATGAACCAGTGTATGCAAAAATTGATACAACATCACCAACACTTGCACCTGTGTTAAGTGTAATCTCTGTATGTTTGTTTCCGTCTACACCACCGATTGAATAGTCTGTTCCTAATATTAAAAGGTTTGTATTTTTGAATACTTGAATTCTTCCACTTCTAAAAACAAGTGAGTTATTGTCTGAATCATTACCCGTAAATACTGTTTGATTTGCTGTTGCAACGTATTGGAATTCTTGAAAAAAGAATGACTTATCTTCAAGGCTGTTAAGTGCATCAACCACATTTGTAGTTGATTCAGTTCTTAAACCCGATAACTCACCAACATCAACTGCAAGTTCATTATACTTCGTCCTAAAGTTTTCAATAGTGCTAAATTGGTCTACTGTTTTTGCCATTCTATCTCTCTATAAGTTTGGTTAATAAGGATTTAATTTCGTCCATATCACCTTTTAATGTATTTATCTCTTCACGAGTTGTTTTCATAAGTTCTCTACGTTTCATTGTTAATTTAAAGTTTTCTATATCTGTATTAACAATTCCGTGTGAACTATCGTCTCTTACTAAATGTGAGTGACCTTCAACTTTTATATATTCAACATCTTTCATTATGCAAGTGCCATACACCTAAGTGCAGTCACTAATGGGACTACGGAAGTGTTTGTTCCTTGACCCACAATTTTCACTGCAAAGGCACTGAATTCGGGTAAGTCGTTTGCAGTAAATTCGTATTCTTTAAAGTTTCTACCATCGTTCTCAACAGAAGTATCGGGAACACCACTAGTATTGAAATATTCAAATCCAATATCGTCTAATGGTATGTCTTCGTCATTTTTAATTATCTTATACATGACTTTTAAATCTGTAGTAGGTGGTCTAAAGAAATCTGCAATTACTTTAATACTTGTAGCAGGTGTTTTAAGGTTCACTTTACGTGTCACGTATACCATTGCATTAGAATCCCCTTCGGGTTCTTTAGAATCAATGTATGTGGTTCCTGTAGGGACATCTGAACTACTGTCAATGTTATTTAATCTGTTTGCAATACCAATACAACCAACTGTTCCCACATCAATTACTGGTGAAATATTTTGGTTAAATGATGCAAGTTGTAGTTGACACTGAAATGATTTTGAAGAAGACATTTCACTTGTCTCATTTATCGAACTTGCAACCACACTTGGTGAACCAAAGAATGCATTATCATTCAATGTTATAAAATTACTTGTTGTGTTTCTTATATATGAAGTTCCGTTTACATATCCCTCGGGTGAACTCATTGGAGTTGTTAAAACACTTGCAAGAATCTGAGTGTTTTTAACTGCAGTAGAAGGAATCATTGTGTGAATTGCATCAAAGTAATAGTTTCTTGTTGACACTGCAACACTTCCACCACCAACTGTATCTACTAATGCAGTATATCCTGATTTTAAATCGTATGCAGATATATCGGGTATTACTGTATATGAATCAATCCCTCTATTTGCAATTTGTGTGAATGTTGCATTCAATGACCCAACTGGAATACCACCAATTGTCTCTCCAACTGTTCCAACTTCTACTGATATATTTGTTCCTTGTCCATCAAAACTTGATATAACAAGGGTCTCTGTTGAAAGATATCCACCGCCTGGATTGCTAATCAACACACTAGACACTGCACCACTTGAAACTACTATGTCAAGTGTTGCATCAACCCCTGAAAGTGAACCTGAACTAATCGATTTGTTGAGATATGTTCCGTCTGTTGGAGTCTGATTGACTGTATTACTACCTAACGTTAAAACACTTCCAGTCTTATCACCAGTTAAACCTGACATTACAACATTATCTTTATTACTTACTGAATCATACATTCCATGTAAGTAGTTATATACTTTAACATAATTTTGTCCACTATATGTTTCTATTGGATTTGTTTGTAATTTTGTTGAAGGTAATGCATCATTTTCAAATTTCAAGTTTGATATTTTTGAAGTATCAAATTTACAAGTTTTGATTTTGATTTTCATATCATCAGTTTGTTCTGCAGTCCATGTAGAAGCATTTTGTGATAAGAATAGTGAACCAGCGTATGGTTGACCTGCGATTGTTTGTCCTGATGCAAGGTCTTTCTCACCCATTCTTGAAATGAACATATTGTATTCATTTGAATTTGAATATACAACTAATGCATACTCTACGTTTTCTTCTACGTATACTGGTGAATCAAAAGTAAATGTTGTTGCAACTGACCCGTCTGAAGAAGTATTAACTGCAGAAGGGTTGTGTGTGACTGTAGAGAATGGTAATACTGTTTGGCCAGGATATCCATTAACCATAGTTCTAACTTCTACTGAAACAGGCATAGAAGCATCTTTAGTTTCAAAGAATGTATCTACTGAAGATAAGAACATACCTCCGTCTGCTTCACATAAGAATGATTGTGCAAGTGGGTCTCCCCAACCTCTGTCTAATCTTGAACCTCTTCCAAATCTCTCACCATCAAACCTGTCTCTTGCATCATCAATAATGATTGGAAGTTCTCTTGGTGGGTCTGGCCACGACACTACTGGTGGGTTAAACACTATTGGTGACACAACTGGAACAGGTGGTAATGGGACGGGAACCGCTGGAGTTGGGTCGGGTGCTGGTTCAGGCACTTGGTCAACTGGTGGGTCATTAACTCTCACTATATCTGCTGGTGCATCAGGTAGTGCTGGTGCTGTAGAATCGAATGGTGCAGAGTTTAAATTCTCACCCCTTCTAGACATTGACCTTGAACCTTGTAATCTTTCCATAATCACTCTACCATTTCTTGTAGAGACAACTTCAGTTTGTGAAGACTGTAATAATCCTTGTGCTTGATAAACTGCACTACCATTTGAGGCAGGATTACTTAAGTTGTATGCAGAAGATGTTATTCTCAATTCTCTCTGTCCTGTTGGGAATTTGTGAATTGAATTGTTTGGTAATTCAAAGAATGCACGTAATCTTCCATTTCCGTCTGTTTTACAACCTGAAGAAACTGTTGTTCCTCCGTCTTGTGAGAAACTTCCACTATGAGGTCTAACAAATTTGTTTACGTCTAGATTATCAAAGAAGAAGTAATGATTTGAACCAGGCTTTAAGTTGGTTGCATCTATCTCAATAGTCCTTGCACGCATGAAAGGAACAATTGATACTGATACGACTCTATCGTTTCTTGTTTCTACGAAATCTTCTACTACACTTGTTGTCACACCTGTTCTTGTTTGAATTTCAGGTGTCTCTGTAATTTCTCTAGTGATTTCTAAACCAGCAACCCATTCACCACCTTGTGCTGGGTCTCCTGACCATGAACCATTTGAAGTTGCTTGAACTTCTGAAGACACTACACTAGGTTCTCCTGCCCATGTGGTCTGCCATGAGTTCCACACTGTTCCAAGTGCATTTGTGTTATCTGATAATACTGCATCAAAATTACCCTCTCTGTTGATTCTAACTTCGGGTAGTTGTTCTGTATCTTGCCATATATCTGTTTCGGGTGTCAACTTGACATTACCTACAAACGCAAATACATGGTATGGGTTAACATTGATTGAACGAGATGCTTTACTTTGGTCTACGTATGTAATTTCACTATATGGAAGTGTTATTAAGTCTCCAGTTTTTTTATAGTTTGATGAAGATGCTTCACTTAAAGATATATCAAAGAACTGTTGATAAGACTGAGGTCTTAACATACCCATTTTAGTATCGATAGAACACTTATAGTCGGGGTGATTTACGTCACCAATCTTATGACCTCTAAAGTTATCTACTAAGAAACCTGACTTATATCTGTCGAATCCGTCTGCATCTAAAATCTGTTTTGACTGAGTATCTTTCTCAAGTAATGATAGCGAAGTGATTCTTTCTAAGTTAGTGACCCTGTTGTTAATCTTTCCGATATCTTTCATAGTATATCGTCTATGGTCTTGTGACCTTACTCTGATTTGGTTTAACTTATTAGTATAAGGTGGTATTGACAATTCAAACATTTCGATTGCATCGTCAACAGCTTTAGGTTTAGTTGGTGATATTGAAGGATTTCCAGTTGATACTTGGAACATTCCTGATTTATGTAAGAATACTTTATCTATTCTACCAACATAGAATGATATATCACCCACAACACTTGAACCTGATACTGGTGTGTCTGTTGCACTTGCAAAAGTGGTTGCAATACCTGTTCTACTACTTTCAAAAGAACGTCCAGTTGCATAGGCAAAAGGTGCGTATTTTGCACCTACACCTGATGCATCTGATAAGTCTACAACACTACTTGCATCAGTTGGGTCTTGACTCACATTTGTTGCAAAGGTAGAAGACCCTATTATCTGACCAACTTGTGGTCTGAAATCAACTGAATCTGATAATTCAAAAGTTCCATCAGGTTCTAATCCACCTAAGTCTATTTTATTTGGTGAATAGACTGGTATATCTTTGTAAGGTATTGAGGAATATGATTCCACATCAAAGTAGTCTCCACCACCTGAAGATTGGAAGTAATCAAATATTATTAGGATTTTATTGTTTGGTGTTGGTTCACCTGGCTTTAAAACTAATTTTGATAAATCATAAAAACCATCTCTCTGACCATTGTCAAAGAAATATCTTGAAGTAATGTTTGGTGAACCTGCTGTGACTGATGCAATTGTTCCTACTGCACCTGAAGTCTGACCAATAATATTTTCATTATCTGTAAATACATTGTTATTTGTGTAATAAAAATATGATACATTGGTGTCTCCACTAAAGGTGACAATGTTTGCACGTGCATCTGAAGTTTGTCCTACAACTTCTTCATTAACAACGAAGGTTCCAGTTGTAGTTGTTGTAATAAATGAAGGTGGTAATGCATCACCACTAACTCCTTCATAAATTCCACGAATTTTGTATGCATCAGGAACACCCAATGTAATTTCTTTATGGTCGTATGCAGTTCCATACATATATGAAGATGTTTTTGAACCTGTGACCTTCAACATTCTTCCAGCTCTTAATGTCTTATCTCTGTTAACGGGGTCTGTTATTGTAATTGTATAAGATACTCTTACAACTGCAGTATCGTTATTTGCATTAATACCACTGAATGTTATTTGTTGACCTGAACCTGAAGAAGTCACTGTATTTGAGATTGAATCGGGGTCAATTAAATCTCCTGCTGATAAACTTCCACCACCAGCAGCTTCAATCACTGCAATTGTAAAGTTATCTTTGTTCACTGGTGCAAAGGTTCCGTTTGAACCTGAATCTACTGAGAATGAACCACCACTTAACGAAGCTGTGAATTGTCTTCGTATTTGAATTGATTCACCAGTATGTGTCTTAACCCAGTTCCTTGGCCATGCAAATATGTTTGCAGTTTGGTTTTGGTCATAAAGTGTTGCACGTAATCTAGAAACTCCACCTTGATATGCAGCTGATGAGGCTCCAACAAGTGTTGCAGATATGTCACTAGCAACTGAACTAATAACTAAATCTTGACCTGAAGCAGGGTTATGAACAACGTCTCCTTCTTTAAGTTCTGTAGTAAACTTAGTTCCAAAACCAGTCATACCAGTTGTAGTATCATATATAACAGTTCCAGTTAAATTAAATGCGGAATCTAAAACTGTATGTGCAGTAAACACTTCTCTGTTTGAGTTATTTGAATCTTGAGAAACACCTCTAACTCTATCAATATTGTATGTTCTAACTGCAGTAATTCCATTAGCTATTGTTGTTGCAGTGATACCTTCACTTACAATACCACTGGAAACTTGGAATGTTCCTACTACGTCATGTAATAATACTGACTTACTTGGTAAATCAATCTCTGCAATAATACCTGTTGCACCTGTTGTAGTGTCTGTTAACTTATCACTAATTGCAACTTGTCCACTGGATAGTGCAGAAAATGTGACCTTAGTAAACATTTTAATATCAAATAGATATAAATTGTAAACACCCGTTGTGTGTTCGTCAATGTTTCTAATTCTAGAATATCCTATAAGATTTCCAGTTCCTTTTACTCCTGCGACTGCTGGTGCAGTATCCCACAATTCTGTTAATTGATATGGGTCTAATGTATCTATACCACCCTCATTACCAAACTCGGGTAATGAATGAATATTTGTGACTCTTAATTTGTTCCCCAATCTTATTGGAGTGTTTGCATTATCTAATGATATTGCTGTTCTTGCTTTTTTCAGTGGAATTGACGTTGTTCCTATTTTATCAATTTCATATCCTTTGACATATGCTTTACCTGGCGATACTTGCATAACAAAATTACTCTCAACTCCACCATTTGTAGAAGTGTATACACCACCATTAGTTGAGTCGTCTAAGTGTTCTTTTAAAGTTGGAACGAATTGTCTTACAACGAAATCACCATTTGCATCGAAAGTTCTTCGTGCCATTGTGTGTTCTATTTCATTGTATATTGGTTTATCTACTTTGAGTTCGATTAAACCTTTATTAACTCTAACTAACTCTACGAAATCTGTATCAGTAGTTGTAGTAAGAGCATATTTACTTAAGACTAAACTAAATTTAAGTCTATCAGCACCAGCTGCATTTTCGTTTGTTGTTCCTTGTGAGTTATCTAATAAACTTGAGTCTTCAGAAGAAGATATTAAATTCTCTGTGACTGTTATACCAACTCTGTATGAAGGAGCACCTGAATATTTTTCTAAAATAAGTTCTTGTGCTGGAACCTTTACAAAGAATCCTCTAATAAAGAGAACACCTTCAGAGATATTTGCAATTGAACCTCTTCCAGTTGGATTTGAACTAACTGTTAATGCATCTACTGTAAATTCATTATTGTTTGATGAATTGGCTGAAATTGCACCATTTTCGTCTACAGTGACTTCTTGTAGTTCTTCTCCTGCTGAGAAAGTAAATGAATTACTTGAGTTGGTTCCTTGTGATTGATATCTGACAAACAATGTAAGTTTGTCGTCTGTTGTTTCTGCAGTTGATGTGACTACTTTACCAACAACACCTGTTGTTTTACCTTGTATTATTTTTCCGTGGAAAGATTTTCTATATGTTTCAACTGAAGTATCACCATTGATATTTGGATTGGAAGACTTTACTTTAACATAGTAAAGTTCCATATCAATATCAGTTTGAGCACCAGTGACGATTGACCCTTCTTCAAATATATGATTACCAAATCTTTCGATTTGATTTTGAAGGATTGATTGTGATTGAGTTAATTCTCTTGCTTGTAGTGGTCTACTTGCACGGAATAAAACTTTTTGAAAGTTTTTACTCTCACTGTAGTCGTCATAATAGGGTGATATATTTAAATCAGTTTTCTCTGCCATTTTAACTCTCTTGTAGGGGACTTTGTGTCCCCATTAAATTACATTTCGATTATCAGTTTGATATCTTCGATTTGGTCTGCAGCTCTTGTCACTGCACCTCTGTTTTCAACATACATGATTTGACCTGAATATCTTTCTACTTCGGGGAATGATGCGTTTACTGAATTTACATTTCCTATTGAAGACCCACCAACATAAACTGAATCAGAACTAGTGAAGTCTACATAACCACCAGCACTATTTGCAACTGGGACATGTGAAACAACTAAACCACTGATTGATACAACTCTAGAAACTGCAACACCAGTTCCATCTGCAGCTGCAGATAGTATTAGGTTGTCTACTGAAAGACCCGTCACACTTGAAAGTGTCATTTGTGAATATGCAGCTAGTGAAGTTGCAGTTGCAACTGTTGTTGTTCCTACAGTGAATGGGTCTTGTATTAATCCAATCCTTCTGAAGTCGTTGTCAATTGGGAAATCTCCAGCACCTTCTGCAAACTCTAATCTTGCATTAACACAAACAAAGTTTCCACCAAGTTCTTGAACTGGGTCTGCACCATGTCCATAGAATGGTGAAATGATTGGTTTTAAGATTCCACCTGAACCACCACCGATTCCTGAAATACCAGCAACATTAATTGAAGCACGTTTATAACCTGAACCAACTGCTGTGATATCTACGTGAACCACTGCACCTGATGATACGATAACACTACATGTTGCACCTGAACCATCTCCTGCTAATGGAACACTAGCATATGTTCCGTCTGTATAACCTGAACCACCTGCTGTGATTGATACGTGGTGAATACCTCCGTTTACTGCAGAGTTTTCTACGTCCCATTGTCCTGTTCCGTCATCTGTTGCAGTTGAACCAATTGCACCACCCGAACCTGTTCCGTCTACTGAGGCAACTGCACCAATTGTTTTAACTGGTATAAAGTCGTTAGTCACGAATTTAATTGTTTCTGAGGCAGAAATAGTATACATATACTTCCATACATAACCACGACCTGAGGCAGCGTTCGAATCGGCAGTTGTTATCAAAGTAGTTGCACTTGTTCCTGTTGGTTTTACATCTGATACAACGACTGCACCTGATGAATCTCTTCCAGTTCTAATACACTTATACACATTGTATTCATCAGTGATTACAAAGAATCTTGAATCATATAAGTTATTACTTGCAGAAGCTGGTGAAGTATTCGTTGCACTATAATCGTGTGAATACTCATCATATGAAGTTCCTGAAGTCCAATCATGTCTTGTTAGACCATGTGATACGTCTGATGTAGAAACCTTTTTCATTGCAATCATGTCTGCATATGAATCTATTTCCTCACCAACTGCATTCGCAGGTGCTGGTGGGTTGTTCTCATCAGTCCAATCGAATGAACGTCCTATGAATATATAACTTGATGAGGCACTCTCACCAAAGTCTTCTTTAAATTGTTTCGCATTATGGATTCGAAACTTTTCCGTTATTATTGCTGCCATTTTTTTAATCTCCTCAGACTATATTAATACTATTTATAACACTATGCAGACTTAATGTAAGAACTAAATGCAATATTAGTCCTTAAATTTGGAACGTCTGAATAATAGTTAACTGTGTGTTTAGGGAAATAGGTGTCAAGGTCTGAAATACTAATACCCTCGGGTTTAGATTCTTCACTCATTATATTACCTGTTCCATCTTCTAATGTAAAATCATCACCATCTGTTTCTTCTTTTAGATAGTAAGATATGTTATAAACTTGTTGTCCTGTTATGGTATTTAGACTTCTTAAAGAACTACCTAATGGTGCAGATGATACTAAGGTATGAGCTCTTTCTGTAAAGAATCTCTCTATATAAGTGTCATCAAAAGTCTCGTCTTCCATAATCACCTTACTATTATCTTCTAGTAAGAATGAATCACCTACGATATCACCTGATTGCATCTCTGCATCTGTTGGTTCAAGTGCAAAAGTGTAAACGATTTCTTCGTTCTCAATCCTACCACCATCTTCTAATATCAATAGTTCTTCTTGTGAACTTCCAACTGATATTACTTTACCTTTATCGGAAGGTCTTCTTTCATTACTTCTTACTACGTAATCGTGGTCTGCAGAATCTAATGCAAGAACTGTTTGCATTGCATCTGAACTGTCTTTAGTAATACTTCCACCCATTCCACTATGGAACTGGCAATAGTAATATAAATTTGTTGGTGTAGTTGTAGTAATTCTTATCTCAACTATGTTATTACCAATAACTCTGACACCTGTTGTATACTCTGAACCACTGTTATGTGTTCCGTCTGCAGTTGTTGAAAACTTGAATGGGTGTCCAGTAGAGTGTGTGAAGTGATATATGTGACCATTCTTTAAAGTTAAAGGTGCATTGTTCACCCCATCTATTTGGTATACGTTTTGAGAACCATTATTAACAACTGACACATTTTTTGTTTCTATATTATTTCGTTGTTCTATTCTTCTTGTTTGATATGAACTTGCAAGTGCAACTGATTTGATTCTGAAAATATTTAAATGTCTACTTCTCATTTCCGAATCACCATATTCAGTGTTCGGTTCTGTTATTGCACCACCAGTTCTTGGGTCTGTATTAGGTGAAGGTATAGATTCGGTTTGTAAAACGACCAATGGGTCATTCATTTCTGCATCAGTAGTCCAAAGAAGTATCTGTCTCATTGAATTTGCAAAGGCAGTTGGATTGGTTAAGACTGGGTCTCCATTCATTACAATTGTAGGTCTAAATTTAATTTGTTCTTCTACAGTTGTATCAACTGTTTGTTTGATTGCAACTTCACCAAAGAATACGTGTCCAGCAGGGTGTAATAAATCCTTGACAACTGACCTATATTTGTTTATACTTTCTCCAACCTTAATAACATATGAATGTGTTTGGTAGTATAAACTATCTTGTATATTAGATGCACTTGCATCAAGTGTAGATTTATCCCCAAGTAATTGTTCTTGTATTACACTTTCACCTGAAACCAAACCTCTAGCTTGATAAGGATTTGATTTTAAAATCTTAAATGTATCAACTGAATTGAAGTCTACTGTTTCATTAGATAAGAATAATCCGTCTAAATCTGTATATGTTAAAATGTGTCGGTCTGCATCATACGATACAACCTTTGCAGTTGTTCCTGATATTCTTCCCACCAATGATACATCTTTGTTTAGATTTGCACTAGGTGTAGTAATCAACATAGGGAAGTCTGAAGTTGAATTTAAAACAGCATCTTCTGTAAACTTATGTCCTTGTTCTGTAATATTAAGTGAACCAACACCTCCAATGGTATCAGAATATGCAAATAGTTTTGCACCTTCACCACTAGACACTGTTGATTGTGTGTTCAGTTTTACTGTTAAAGAAGTTCCACCAGTGATTTCTTCACCACTTTGGAATGCACCCGTATCACTTGGTAATCTTTTTATAACCAGTCTTTTGTTTTCTTCTTCAACTTTTAAAACAGTTCCCGTTGCACCTGAATTTGTTCCAGTGACAACTTCACCTTCTTTGAAACCTGTCGTTTCTTTGAAGTAAAGATAACCACCAGCAAATACTTTAGGAACTTCTGTATAACCAACACCACCTGACTTAACAAAGACACTTCTTACCTTAGAGTTAGTAGTTTCTAATTGAACTGGTTGTTCGTCTTCACTAAGTAATCTCATTTTCTTCGTGTAGATTTCAACCAACTCACCACCACTTAATGGAACTACAAATATAACTCTATCGTTCTTGTGTTCGTAATCAGTGACATGTGTTTTGATAATTCCGTCTATGTAAACTTCAACAGATTCGTCATTGAAAATAATTGAATTACCATTATTATCCTTTCCTGTGAATAGTGTTTGTCCAGCTGTTGCAGTAATTTCATATTGACCCCAAACAGTTGCACCTTCTAATATGATTTCGTCCCCAACGGAACCAATCATAGCTTCTGCACCACTTCCTCTGTTATTGGATTCAAATACTACTAGGTCTCCACCTTTATATCCTGTTCCACCATCTTCAATAAATATCTCATCAACTTGTCCTTCTAAAAGACCATTGATAACTGTTTTAGAAATGGTTGCATTAGGATTGAGTTTTCCACCTGAAAATTCTATTGAATCATTTAAAGAATATAGAGAACCCACATTTGATTGTTCTAATAATATACCACCACCATGACTAGGTTCTATATTTGATTGACTTCCGTCATACACTCCACCAGTTGCGATTAGTGATGCACTAGAAAATTGTGCTGGTAGACCTGACTCAAATAATATGTCTCCGTCATCGTGATGTTGAATATAAGTAGAAGAAGAATCACTACCGATATCTGAAACGATACCTTTTAATACCCCTGTTGTTGTTGTGACACCATCTCTATCTACTAATGTGACCTGTTGGTCTCTTAAGAAAGTTCCTTGATGGTTATCAGTAATCTCTAAAGAGTATTCCCCTGTTTCTGTATTGATTGGGAATACATTTTCTACAATCGACTCTGCTTGTATTCTATTTGTAGAAGTATATTGAGTTATCTTGTCTGTTGAACTTGGTGCAACTCTCAAGTCACTCATTTCAATATTCACTCTTCTTTTTTGAGAGTAATCTGATTCTGATGTGTAAATTGTTTCGTTATCGGGATATCTAATTTCTGCATCTTCGTTGTAGAGAATCCTCATTAAGAATTTTAATGATTCTGCAGTTCCCTTTTCTTTGTATAAATCTGATATACCTTTTATTGTTAACCTTTTGTTTTGTGTTTGTTTAAGGTCTAACGAAGGTAAGAAATCTGTTTGGAAGTGTTTTAAAAAATCTTCAGACGTTCTGTCTATATCTGAGTAGTCTAAAATCTTGTTGTTTGCAATGATAGTATTTTCTTTATAACCACCAACTACACCAGTCTGTTTTGATTCTCTACCTGTAATTGTTTCTCCTGTTGAGAAACCTCTTCCGTGTATGGTATTGACATATACCTGTAATCCATTCAAGGAAGTTATTTTTGCAACTGATTTTGATTGTGAACCCACAACATACTCACCGACCTTCCAAGGGTCTGCAGTTGCAGTTGGGTTTGCACCAGTTGATTCATAAATTAATTTTGATGACTCTGCATCAGGAGATGGTCGAACAGTTTGGGGTTCTGCTAAAATAGACCCCAAACTGTCTTCCATCATGATTCCGTCTAATTCACCCTCTGAAGAAAGTGTTATAATCTCACTTTCTAGATACTCGAAGTATGATTTTAAGAATAGTTCAAAAACTGGAGCTTCTTGCTGAATGTAATCAGGCAAAAGACCTACTAGTCTATCACTTAGTTTTTCTATTTTAAAATCAGAGTTTGACATAGTCTTAACTTAGAGTTGCACCTAGGTTTGAAATTGGGAACCAATTTGAACCATTCCAAATACAAATGACTGCATCACCTTGTCCATTAAGAATGATTTGGTCTGTTGTATCAGTTGAATAACCCCAAGATGAAACAGTGACTTCTGCATTTGCAGTAGAACTATCTGTCTTGTATATCACTTTAATCTGACCTGTATCTGTTCCGTCATCTAACACGAATTCAACTGCTGAAGAACCAGTCAGTGTGATTTCACTTGCAAAAGATGATGCAAGGTTAGACGCAGTTGCAGTTAATACTGTTATATCGTCAACTGCTAAATGAGTTGGGATATTTTCGAATAACTGACCTATGGTCATTTTTTTGTTGACGGGTGTTCCGCCTGGGTTATCTACTATGTGTAGTAAATCATCAGCACCTATATCTGTATCTGATACTTGTGTTAATGCACTTATCTTCTTATCTGCCATTTTAATTTTCCTCCTATAATCCAATTAAATGGGAAACTACTCGGGGGACTCCCGACCACTTGTTTCATGTTTTATTAATATGAACTGGTTGAGGTAGAAGTATACCCTACACCAGCACTGCTTTCACCACTACTAATGGTGTCTACTTCACCTGTCACCTTAATATCTTCAGAAGAAATGTCTACTAGATTACCTCTAGTTGCAACGACATCATTTCCCGAAGGGATAACTGTGAAGTCAATCGATGAATTAGTATTAACTGTTAAGGTAATATTAATGGCATTGATTGTAATCTTTCCTGTAGAATAGTCAACTGTTCCAGCTGCACTATCCTGATAAAGTCTAGTTGACCCTGATAGGTAATATCTTCTTAAATTACCTTTTCCGTCATCATCAAAATAATTGATATTGACTGAGTCACCTTGGACATAAAAACCTGTTGTTGTTGTAATTCCACCCGAGTCCATGTTGTGACCAGTATGTGGATTATAAAGTTTATTACCAAAAAGAACATTGTATCCTTTTGTTTCTCCCACTTTAATTATATTACTTTTTCTTAATCTAATATTACATGTATTAGATAAAACTGCAGTGTTAGACTCGTCTACTGATTTAAGTAGATTAGAATGTCTAAAAATAGAATCAAAGTTTTGTAGATTATCTGTATCAAACTTTTGAATTGCAGTGTTTACGATTGCTTCCAATTCACCTATTGATAAGTCCGTTGCATTCTCATTGTATTTGAATACACATGTAATTAGAATCTTAACAATCTCTGCATCAATTATCTTAGGTCTAACAGTTAACATATTTAAATCGTTTAACTTTTTTGTGACCAATGACTTTTCTGTATCTGATAGATAATCTGAATTTTGTGGTTTAAGTGCAACGAACACTTTACCATATTCGGGTGGGTCATTATCTTCTCCACCCCATACTGCAACGGCGTCTGCATTTGGATAATACTCTTGCACCTTTGCTTTATAGTCGTTTAATGTGACTAATCTGTTTTGTGATGTATAGAATTTTGTTGCTTTGAACTTAATTGATTCTATACTTTCTTTTTCTGCACCACCACTTGCTGGTGAAACGTTAGTCACTGCATGGTTTGTGAATCCGTTTACAACTCCGTTAAGTGCAAATTGACTAGCACCATTTGCATGGTCTTGGTCAACTATAATATAAGTCACATCTATAACGTCTCCGTCTAATAATGACTTACCTAATGTTCCGTCACCAAAGTATATTTCAATATAACCTTCTTCATTCTCTTGTGCATAATATACAGTAGAGGTTGTAGTAATGTTTGAAATACCTGTAGAAAGTGTGTATGTTTCTGTTGCACCACCACTGGTGACTGAAACAATCATCTTACCTTTGTCTACTCTTTCATTTGATAAAACGAATTTAGGGTTTGCAAGTTGATTATCAAAAATAAATGAATCAGTTGCATAAGTTCCTTGAACAATACTTACGTCATTGTAATTATATGACGTTCCGTTTTGTGTTGGTCTTTTTGTTGTTGTGACTACAAAGTTATATGAACTTCCGTCATACACTGTCACAAAGGTTGTTCCTCTGAGTAATTGCATCTCAGTAGTTGTCGGGGAAGTTCCGTCTGCATTTCTCACTTGTTTCATTTCAAGGTTTACTATTGCAGTTGAACATGACTCAGAAGAAGGAATGAATCCTAAATCCTTTGCACGTGATACAACGTTCTTTCTGATTTGAGCAGAATCTAAAAAGAGTTCTGAGGCTGCAATGTTGGTGTTGATTGCACCAATGTGTGATGAATATGCAAGTAGGTCAATAAGAACTGACATACTTGAACCTTCAAAGTTGTAATCTTTAAATTGTTCTTGTCCTTTGAGATAATTCTTAAGATTATCTGCAATATTCTCAAAATCTAAATCTGTAATGTTTAATTGTGAACTGTTTACTGCCATTATCGTGTCCTTGAAACGTTTATTTCTATCTCTTGATTAGGAGAACCATTAATTATGTTGTAAAAGATAGTCATGTCTAATTTATTATTATCTTGATTTGATAATGCGACTTGGACATTACTGACACGAGGTTCTAAAGTCTCTATCTCTTTTGCAAGTGTTATTTTCATTCTATTCAGTTGTCTATCAGTATTCAACTCAAATAATAAGTTTCTGATTGAACCACCAAAGTTTGGTTTGAAAGGTCTTTCAAATTTATTAGTTAATACAATATTCCTAACTGACCTTTTGATTGCATCTGTATCGGTTTTTCTTACAACGTCACCTGTAATAGGGTGTTTACGAAAGAAGATATCTAAATCAGAATAGATATCCTTCGTTGCAACTGTTTTTCCGTTATTTACTAAATCTACCATATATCTATTTATACAAACTAATCAGGTTTCTTTGTCTTTCCAGCAGAAGAACCTGAAGCAATTGTATGTTTATGAGTTGAAAGTTTAACACCCTTACCTTCGACTTCTCCACTTGCAGTAATACTACTTGAATTTGTCTGTTTACCAGTGACATCTAATGTTGATTGTAAAGTAGTTGCACCCGATACTTTAAGTGTTCCCGTGACTGTTGTGTCTGATATAATTTCTGTTGAGTTCTTACCAGTGATTGTAATCTTACCTTCTGATAATACGTCTGTTGTTCCTTTGAGGATATCTGCTTTTAGATTTCCTTCTGTAATCTCTGAAGTGACATTACCCTTTAACACTTTCATATCTACATTAC